GCGGATGCCTGCGAGACGGTGGCGAAGGCGGTACCGCAGGGCACAGGCGGCGGCGGCACAGGTCGAGGTGGTGACGAGGAGGGCGAGGGGATGAGCGTGCTATTCGAGCTTCCGATCGACGTCCTGCTGGGCATCGCGCCAGGCGATCCGTTCGCCATTGCCCTAGAAGACATCGAGGAAGGGCAAGTGCTGGAGCTGAGATACGACTTCCGAAACGCGAGCACTGGAACGCTCTACGAACCAGGAACGGACCGCGTGGTGGCCTACGGCATACATGGGTGCAAGGCGGAGGGGGGCGAGTCGTGAGTGACTGGGCAAAGCAACTAGCGGACGTCAGGGGGAAGCTGGGAGGCCCGAAGCTGCGGGACGGCGAGGTCATGCTGGACACGCAGGGAACCATGGCGTTCGAGGAAATGCAGAGAGAGCAAGATCCGGATCGGAGAGGGCCGCGTGCGCGCGAGACGGGGCCTGTCATGGATTCGGGGCCGGTGTCAAGTGAGACCGAAACAGATTGACCGAAGCCCGCGGGGCTACTAGGGTTTTAGTTATGGCGGAACGAAAAGGCGCGAAACTGAAAGAACCACTAAAGCCTGATCACGAAGAGACGCTCAAGCTACGCTTGGCCGGCTTGACTCCAGAAGAGATCGCCAAGTCGATGGGCGTCCACCTCGCCACCGTCTACACGAGGCTGGCCCGGCCCGACGTCAAGGCAGCTCACGCAGCGTTCCAGGAAGCTCGTATCCAGGCCGTCACGGATGTCTTGTCGGGAGCCGCGCAGATGGCTGCGGAGCGGTTGATCACGATCGCCCGCGACAGCGTCCAAGAGGACCAGGCCCGCCTAGCCGCCATCGCCATCCTCGACCGCAGCGGCCACGGCCCGACCTCCCGCACCGAGGTGACCGGGGCAGACGGCGCAACCCTTGGGATCGTGCTGAAGGCCGAGGAGTTCGAGGCGGAGCGGGATCGGCTGATGGCGGAGCTGGAGGAGGCGAAGGCCGAGTGACCGCCGCCGCCGTCCAAGCCGCAGTCGAGCGCGTGGTGGCGTTCGAGCGGGCGAACCGCTTGGCCTACTACTTCGCCCGGGGGGCGGCACCGTGGCAGCGTCAGCTATTCGAGGACGCCAACCCGAAGCGGTTCGTTCGCAAGGGGAACAAAGTAGGCGGGTCCTACGGCCCGTGCGCCGAGGGGATCGCCCTGTCGCTGGGCTGCCACCCGACGATCGACCTACCCACGCCGAACGTCGGCATCGTCTACGTGCCAGACCTCGACCACAGCTACGCCGACGACATCTGCCGCACCATCCGCATGCTCGAGCCCGCCGGGCACCTGGCCAAGGGCTGCAGCTACTCCGAGGCCGCGGGCTACAAGATCGGCGGGCGTCGTGGCATCCAGTGGGCGAACGGGTCGCGCATCCTGTTCAGATCGAGTCACTAGGAGGCCAAGTCACAGGCGGGGGTCTATGCTGACTGGGGGCTCATCAACGAGCCGCCGGCCCGGCACCTGTGGGGCGAGATCATGCGGGCGTTCTCGCTGTCGTCAGACGCCCCGATCATCATGAACTTCACGGTCGTGGACGACGTCCGCAAGTCGAGCCCGGACACCGCATGGCTACGCGAGATCCTCGACGACCCTTCCTCGACGTGGGCTCAGTACGTGGTCCCCCTGCGAGCCTCCAACGTCCCGCACCGCGTGCCCAGTGGATGCCCCGGCGACGAGCGGTGCACCATCACAGGCGGCGACTGCGACGTCCCAGACTGCAACGTGCGCCAACAGTGGGCACTGTGCCCGCCCGAGGAGCGAGCCCAGCGCATCGACGCCGAGTGGGACGCGCCGGCAGTCAACCGCTACATCCGCGGGTTTACGGACGCGTGCATCGTGGACGACAGCGACTATCAGCGGATCGGCCTGCCCGCCATTGTGCAGATCGGCGTGAGCTTCGACCACGGCGAGGCCCCCGGGCATGAGACCGAGTGCCTGTACGCGTGGTGGCGTGACCAGGGCGGAGACAACGTGGTGTTGGTCCTCGACGAGTACGGCAGCAGCGGGAGGACCACCAGCGCCACCGACGCAAGCTGCATCGCGGACCAGCTCGGCGCCCACGGGCTTACCCTGTTCGACGTGGACCGGGCGCATGGCGACATCAACACCGCGGGCAAGTCGGCTGTCACGGGCTCGGTCAACCGGGAGTTGGAGATCGCCTTTGCTGGCCTGGTACGCGGCGACCCGAACAACCCGCCGTTCAGGGTCGCCAAGGCCAAGAAGGGATCGGGCTCAGTGCTAGCCGGCGCCCGTGTGCTATCCTCGGCCTGTGCTGCGCAGCGGCTTTGGTTCCACCGGCGGTGCAAGAGCCACATCAACGCGTTCCGCAAGTGGAAGGGCACCGACCGAGGCGAGGACGCCAAGATCAAGCACTGGATCGACGACGTCCGTTATGGACCGGGGCCGCTGCTGGACACGACGAAACAGATCCCGGCGCAGAGCGTCCGGGTGGTATGAGAGGGGCTTCTCATGACCGCACTTGACCAGACACCCATGGAGCGATCACTGAAACACATCGCCCTTGCGCGGACCTTCAACGAGCTGGTCAACGACCTGATCTCGCAGGCCCGGGACATGGCCTACCACGTCGCGGCGTTCCACCAAGTGCACGAGTGGAAGCCGCCCAAAGGCCACGGCGTCGTGTTCGACGACGTCATGATGGACCCGCCAGAAGCGCAGGGCGACGGCGTCAGCTTCACCCTCGGGCGACAGGCGATCCAGTATGAGATTCAGAGCCTCGACGGCGTCAGCATCGAGCGACTCGCGCAAGGAGTGGCCCACGCGTTCCTCCGTCGCCGCCGGCAGATGGTGGCCGAGACGTCGTACTGCGTGGAGCGGGCGGTGTGCGGCGATAGCTTGGTGGACTCCCTGTACATGGCCGCCTTCGATGTGTCGAGGCTGTTTCGCCCAGCTGGCCCGATTCACAAGGTGTCTACACCTCAGCACCACGTTGAATTTCTGAACGCCGCGCGCACCGAAGGAAGCGATCGGGTGACGATGGCCGAACCAAGCAGCGCCGATGAGGCGAACGGGATGTGCGGGACGTTCGGCAGCTTTCCCGCCGAAGGCTATTACGGATGCGTCCACTGGACCGACCGCGACGTAGACGAGACGTTCGTCTGCGCACCCGGCGCGTTCCTCATCGCCAACGAGACCGCGTGGCACGTCCTCCAGGAATTCCAGTACCAGCGCAACCACAGCTTCACCACGCAAGAGACGGCCCGCCGGATCGTGTTCCTTCGGGAGTCGCGACCGCGCGACGTGGTATGGTGCTCGGTTGAAGACGATACGCTTCGTGGTGGACTATCCCTGTTAGTCGAGGCAAAAATGGGTTGCGCCATCGCAGAGCCTGACAAGATCGTGAGAATCGACGCCCCGTAGGAGCCAGCCAATGACCGACGAGCACGTCCTGTCCAGCATCCCGCCGCTCCCGCGAGATGGCGAGAACGCCCGCCGAGCCCAGGCGTTGAAAGTACACAAGCTGTTCGAGGGGCAGTGGAAGGATCTACTCGACGCCCAGATGGGCGCGATGTTCGACGACGTCCGCAACAAGGCCACGGGCAAGCGGGACTTGTCCACGAACATCATCAAGTCCGCGGTGTGGCAGCTCGCCAAGCTCTACCCGGATGCGCCGTTCATCCACCCGCCGGAAGGATCGACAGAGGACGACATCGCCGCCGTCGTCAAGGCCACGCAGGATGCCCGGTGGTGGTCCATGGCCACACGGAACCAGCGCAACGTCCTCGGCATGGGGGAGTGCTTCGTGCGCCCATCGTGGAAGCGCAGCAACGACGGCATGATGTACCGGATCGTGACCCCGGACATGGTTAGCGCGTCCAGCAGCCCCGACGAGCCGGACCTCCCTGACTACGTGGTCGAGGCCCGGACCCGCGTGGTGGACGGAGAGCGCGCGTGGACCTGGGACGTCGTCGATCTGCGCGACCCGAACAACCCGATGTTCGAGATCCAGCTGGCCGAGGAGTACCACGGCGCCGAGCAGGGTGCGCCACTGACCGAGATGTTCATCCCCGGCGGGCTACCCAGCGGCTACCCGGAACAGTGGATCGACTCGGTAGGAGTCCCCGTCAACCCCTACGTCCTGTATCACAAGAGCACCACGGGCATGCTGTTCGACGGGTTCGAGAACCTCGAGATCATCGACGGCACCCTGACGATCGCCGCCCTGTGGAGCTTCTGGCTCCACTGCGTGCGAGACGCGAGTTGGCCCCAGCGGTGGGCCATGAACGCTATCATTGGCGGCATGGAGGTGGACACCATCAACGGCGTCAAGGGCACGTCCAAGCAGGTCACGACAGACCCCGCGTCCCTTGTGATACTGTACGAGGGCCCCGGCCAGATCGCCCCATCGGTGGGCCAGTGGTCTCCGGGCTCCGACCCGGCCACCCTCGGCGAGGCCATCGCCAAGTTCGAGGCCAGGATGGGCGTCCACTTCAACATCGGCGCCGACGATTTCCACAGGTCCGGCTCGGCCGAGTCGGGCTACGCGATCTCCATGAAGCGGGCCGCGGTACGCGAGGCTCAAAAGTCGTTCGCGCCAGAGTTCGCCAGGGCCGACGCCCAGCTGATGCGCGTGACATCGGTGATCTTGAACAACGCGACGGGTGCGGGCGTCCCTGAGTCCGGCTACTCGCTGACCTACCCGGGGCTTCCCACGTCCCCACAGGAGACCAAGGAAGCGCTTGAGGAACACGACATGAAGCTTTCACGAGGGCTGGAGTCTCCAGTGGACGCCTACATGGACCTGAACCCGGGCACCACACGAGAGCAGGCGCTGGCCGCGCTGGTACGCGTCACCGAAGAGAACAGGCAACTTGCGCTCGCTGGATGGACCGGCGGCGCCGCACCCACGAAGTAAGAGAGGGCACCCATGACCGAAGAGGAACAGCAGCTCGCCAACGTGAACCCCGGCGACACGGGCGACACCGTATCGCGCTCCGACTACAACAAGGTCCAGGAGCAGCTGCGCAAGTTCAAGGGCGAGCACAGCACCAAGCTCGGGGAGTACGCGGATCTCTCCTCGAAGTACCAGAACCTATCGGCCCTCGCTGCCGGACTCCAGCAGCACTCCCAGGAGCGCGACAGCCTCGTGATGCAGATCCGCGACTTGAAGAAGGCCGCGGGCGGCGACATCACCGATCTCCAGCGACGGGCAGCCGAGGCCGACGATTGGCGATCGAAGTACGAGGCGCTTTCCACGACCCAGCCCATCGACCTGATGCTGGCGTCTGCCGGGGTGGATGAGCCCGCAGTGCGCGACCTCGTGCGCAAGGCATACGAGAGCCTCGACGAGGAAGGCAAGCCCGCGTTCGAGCTGTGGTGGTCCGAGTTCCGCGCGAGCCCCCCGAAGTACCTCGCGCCGTACCTGGGCGCCACCACCAACGTACCAGCACAGGAGACCGCCGCCGCCGTTGCAGCGGCCCCGCTGGCCCCGCAAGCCCCCGCCGCGCCCGTGGCCACGGCACCGGCCCCCGGCAACGAGGGCGCCGCACCGCCTCCGCCGCTGGCCGTGTCGGGAGACCTGCGAGACGTGGCCAACTTCAAGTCGGCCGCCACCACCCCGGAGCAGCGGAAGGCCGACTGGGAAGCCTACCGCGCCGAGGCGATCAAGAATCTGTAGATCCTCGCTTGACACGTCCGTTGCACCGTGAAACCCTGACAGTGCAGTTTGACATGATCGCCCCCGTGCTGGGATGCACGTAAAAGAAACTCAGGGGTCAAATCAGCCCACCGATTCACTGGCGTAACCAGATGCAGGGCTCCAAAAGGGGCGCAAGGCATCTGAAATGGCCAACGAAGTTTCACAGGCAGGAAAAGCCGCAGATCTCGGACTCGCCGCGATTCTCAACCGGGACATCTGGGAGATGATCGCCGACAAGCAGGATCTGCGTCACACCGTGATGTACACCTCCGACCCGTCGGGCACCGGCTCGGCCGTGGTCAAGATCCCCCAGGTCACCTTCGACGAGGTGATGAGCGCCCCCACCGAGGCCGGCGCGCTGTCGAACTCCACGCTGGGCACCAGCAACGCCACCGTGACCGTGGCCCGTCAGGCGCTGCGCTACGACACCACCGACCTGTTCCAGTTCCTCGCCCCCAACGGCGGGCTGGACATCGGCCGTCTCGGCGCCGGTATCGCGATGGCCTACGTCCGCAGGGTCTCCGCCCTGATCATGGACGCCGTGGACACCGCCACCAGCGTCGTGGGCACCAGCGGCGCCGCGATGACCGTCAACGACCTGTACGATGCGATCTTCACGCTCGAGCAGGCCGAGGTCCCCGCCGGCCCGTACTTCTCCGCGCTGGCTTCCAAGCAGTGGACGGACCTCCAGTCCAGTATCCGCGGCGAAGGCGGAGCCAACCAGTTCCAGGCCGCCACCGCGGCCATGCTGTCGATCAAGGGCCAGGGCTTCCGCGGGTCGTGGCTGGGAATCGACTTCTACACCACGGCGCAGATCAACAACGACGGCACCGACTACTCCGGTGGTCTGTGGGCCATGGGCGCCATCGCCGGCACCGAGCTGAAGGTGGGCGCGCTCAAGCAGAAGATCCGCCTGACCCCGGCCCTGGAAGTCGCCACCGACGAGAGCGCCGTCTTCGTCGAGATCGACCGCACCGGCTCCACCGCTGTCAACGAGATCGTGGGCAACGGCTACACGGGCATCGCCAAGAACGAGGATGCCCGGATCGTCGAAATCAAGACCAGCATGTAAGACCGCTGGCAACACCAGACCGCCCCGGCACCCATGAGATAGAGCCGGGACCTGGAAGGACCGCACCATGGCAACGCTCAATACCCAGGCCGCCCCGGCACCGGACCTCAAGCCCCGCAGCGTGATGACGCGTGGAAGCAAGACCGAGCACGGTCTGCCGAAGCGCGGAACGTCGGGCTATGAACGCCCGTTCGACTTCACGCACCACCCGAAGCGCTGGGCATGGAGCCCCCTTCGTGGCGGCTGGTTCCCCGACCTCGGCCGGTTCCCTCACGAGCCCGGCGCCGGGGACGTGGCCGGAGGGCCGAAGGGCGAGGCCATCCTGGACGGTGGCGAGCAGCGACTGCGCCGCGAAGAGTGGGTCATCATCCAGCCCGACAACCCCGCTGTCGTCGAGTACTTCGCCGCGCGTCCAGTGATCCACGGCGAGACGTTCACTGGCACGTCCTACCTGCAAGAGTGGGACGTCAAGGGCGGCGGCAAGTGCTACAAGACCGCCTTCGACAAGCCGGTTCCCATCGGCAACGACACCAACTGGATCAAGGATGAGCCGGCCTACAACGCGTTTCTGGCGTTCCTCGTCAAGCGCGGCCAGGTCTGCGCGTTCAACCCGGTGCTGAAACGCAGCTACGTGCGACGCCAGGAGGACAGCGTGGCCCGCGCCCTGATGGCGGTCCAGGAAGACCCCACGGATCTCAAGCGCAGCCGCTACAAGGCCGCTCGGCTCAAGCTGGCCGAGATGCGCGGCGAGGACCGCAACGAGGCGCT